TTAGATCTTATCTGCGTGGTGGATCAACACAAATTTTTCCCATAATTCATCTTGAGATTCAATATGAGTAGGATCAGTGATGATCGTATTGGTAATCGGACAAACCGATTGGCAAGTTGGTTTATCGTAATGTCCTACACATTCAGTGCAAAGATCAGGATTAATTTCATAAATATCATCCCCCATTGAAATAGCATCATTTGGGCACTCTGGTTCACACATATCGCAGTTGATACAGCGTTTTGTAATTAATAAAGACATATCAATAATTTACATTTAATTAAGTTAATAATCAGTAACTTATATCTTGCACCTATTAGTTACTATCGTCTGTTACTTGTGTTTTTATACAGTATGATTTACATTGAGTAACTCAAATCCGTAACACAAAACCGCAACACATACTGTTTTTACTGCTCTTAAAATACCTAATGTGTGAGCTTTAAGTTTAATGTGTTGAAATAACGGAGTATTTCAATGTCAAATATAGCAACACAAAAGCAAAAAACACCAGATAATGATGAATATACAGACGCTCTTAGTCGTTGGGAGTCGTGTAAGCCACCTTACACAAGTACACACATAAGAATCTGTGTTACTGCCGTCAAAACCATTTTAAAGCATATCAATAAACCACGTCGCTCTAAATATGAAAAAGAGCACTACTTGCGTATTGATTTTAGTAAGGCGGGTAAGGTTACCATATACGCGGAATATCCTAAACACATGGATATAAAAGGCCAGAAATTAGGGGAATGGCCAGAACTATCATTACCGATAGCAAGAGAGAAAGCGAAAGCATTAGCTGAAGAAGGGCTAAGAGCTGAATCTGTTCATCAACTATTAGATCTTTATGAAAAAGATTTAGCAGGGAAAGTCGAACGCTCAAAGTTAAGTGAAAATAGTTTTTATACTTATCGTTGCAGAGTAAAACAACTGAAGCTGACGTTCGGATCGCGTGAAGTTTTTAGTGATGTGAAATACTCACGATTAATAGAAATATTGGATAATTGGATACAAACAAAATCAAATAATCATGCATTAGAGTTATTTGCTGAGATGCGCCGATTTTGGAAATATGCATCCCCCATTTATTCTAATGGAAGAAATATTGCGTCGAGCATTCCTGATGATTATGTGTCGTCACGGGTGCAGAAACCCATGCCAACGAAACGATATACTGATATTGAGTCTATTGCCACTTTATGGATGAACGTTGCTTCAAGCACCTCTGTGCATCAAAAAAATGCAGTTAGATATATGATCCTCACCGGAGTTAGACCAATCAATGTTGTCAATTTAAAGTGGGAATATGTTGATTTAGATAACTTAGAAATAACTTATCCAGCTGGTTTAATTGGTATGCGTGGTGCAATGAAAACTCAAAAAGAGTTTAGAGTGCCAATTACAAAGGCAATGAAAAGCTTACTCGAGGAACAATTAGCTTGGAAAAATTCCACTGTTAATTGCAATAAAGAATATGTTTTCCTACAACCTAGAGATCCACAATTAGCGTTTTCTAAACGTTCATTGGATAAATTAGTTAAAACATATAGCCCTGAAGGGGCGGTGAAGGGTGTAGTGCATGAGGGAACGGTGAAGGGAAAGTCCGGAGCATTTAATACTATGTGCCGTAAGTTTTTTAAAAGTAATATAATTGCACAAATGCGTCAAAAAGGCTTTTCACGTTCTGATACTAAAGAAATTAGCATGCTATGTTTACATCACTCTGATAAAAGTGAAGATCCAATGGCTGAACATTATGACTTTTCTGATGAGATACTGCAGGAAGAGATAGCGCTAAAGCGTCAAGCATTTGAGGCACATGAAAATAGTATCTTGACTCAAGTAGCGCTATTACGTCGTAAACTTAGTTAATAAGTGCTTCTACATTTTTCAATAAATGCTTTTATATTTTTGTACTCGTATCGAACAACTTTATTGGTAAATTTGATTGGTGCGAGTATTTTTCTGTGACGATGTCTATTATTCCAATCGCATAATGTTTTAGTGCTAATTCCTCCTAGTTCAATACAAGCCTCTTCAGGAGTTAACATATCATCATCTTCATACTCTTTGTTTTTAACGTTATCTGGGATATTTGTCGTTTCTTTTTTTGTTTTGCGTTCTACGCATACGTCTGTTTTCATTTCGGTCTTGCCTCATCATATTAGATATTAACAAGTCGGCAGTCTGACAAGCATTTTTTATTTCTATATCTGTGCAAGATTTATTTTTTATACTTGATGCAAGCTTGCCTAATTTAATATCAAAATCTGTTAATAATTGAGAACCTGGTTCCCAAGGTGTTAATAATTTCATGGTGGTCACTCATTGGTCTTGAATAAACCACCATGCTAATAACAACGAAAAGTAAAAACTGATTATGCTTAATCAACTTTTTACCCGAATAATTCCCTCCACTGGATAGCACTCTGCAATTTTTCCCTTGGTCGCGAGTACCTCTTTATCAATTAAACAATTTTGTTCATCAGGATACATGTAGCCATAGGGCTCAAACTGACAATTTACCGAACTACATACCAAAAGGAATAAACCAAACATTATTGTTTACTCCTTTGTTGTTCAGTAGGAGTGGGTTGAAGTTCAATTTTGACGTGTGCTGGAAAGTCGTATGAAACATGGCAACGTCTATCTGTTGAAACAAAGCCATGTGTACCATCAGGTAATGTGATCTTTACGGTTTGGTCTTTTTGTTGAGAGTGTCTAAGCATTGGTCTTGCCTCTATGTGACATGTCACATTAATGAATAATAGCTGTATTTATAGGGTGCCCCAGTTGTAGCAATAACGCTTTTTGCATCGATGAAAGTGCTTGCTGTTCTTGCTCTGTGACATTTTTTGTTGATGCCGTAGACCATTCGATACTGCATTTATTGGTTGCTTCATCATGGGTAATAACAACTTCTAACTTCATGGCCATAACGTTTATTTCCTGATAATGCGCCCGATAAAGGGCGCTATTATGAATTAACGAACCATTAATGATCGGTCACCAACTTCTAAGTGAGCACCAGGTATTTCAATTCCGTTTTCAATCGCTTCTTTGATACCTTTTTTATCAGGCGCAGTGATGGTTTGAACATCAACCAACTCATCCGGCAACAAAGCCTCATTGTCGATAATGACTCGAACAACACCAGCTCTAGCAGTGAATGTATTTTTTGTTGTTTTTAATTTATCTAATCCTGAAGCCAATAAGCAGTTAAGAGCATATTTCTTTAGGTTTTTAGCTTGGTTTTCGAATGATTTTTTACGATCAGATAAACGTTTAGATTCCTCATCCAGTGTTTTAGCTTGACCTTCGATATTGCGAACGTGGTGCATAATTGCATCCAATTTATCACCTAACTCGCCCTCGATACCTTCCAACGTATCTGCGATATCTTCAGGGGAGAATTCTCCTGTTTCAACGAGTTGTTGTAATTTTTCGTAATTGGTCGCCAGTGCGATAGCAGTAGTATTGGTCATTAGATTGCCTCTTCTTTCTGTTTCAGTTGGTCTAAACACTCTTTTTCGATTTGGTTTAATCGACGTAAACGGCCGGACAAATATTTCTCGTAATCGTTGTCACGACGTTCTTGAGCTGATTTGATATGTGCAGAAATTTCGCGCGTTAATGTGGATGCAATGCCTCGCAATTCATTCTCAGTAACAGCACTACGCATAACGTCTGTATGTTTAGTAAATTTTTCGTCTAATTCTTTGCGAATACGTGTGATATCTTCAGCTTTTTCACTCGCGTTTTTAATTTCAAACTCAAGTTTATTACTTGCTAAGTATTCAGGATTATCGTGCATTCCCATAAAGACATCAGAGCTAAAGCCAAGCATTGATAGTGCTTTTTTGATTGCATCAGTCAGCGATTTTTTAATAACTTCGCCATCAACTTTAATGCCATAGTTAGTCTGATAACGATAAGGAGTCGCCCCATAACTTTCAAACTCACCGCGGGTTTCACATTCGATGATGTACCAAAAACGGATCTTAATTGAGTGGTTTTGTTCGCAGAATAACGAGCCGTCACCATCCCGCAAAAAACGGGTTGCAACTTGTTTATTACGCTCATCAAGAACTGGTTCTACAAGAGGCTTTCCATCAATAAATTTTTCTTCAAGGACTTCATAACCCCAGCCTTCACCAATAGGACCGAATATTTCAGTCGCACGCATAAACATGTAGGTGCTGTTTATGCTAGTTCCTACAAATCCCATGCCTTCTAACGGTTTAGTAAAGCGAGGGTCTGTACGTTGTACACGCTTCCAAATATTAAGATTATTTGCATCACCTAAGTTAAGAACTTCCTCAAGCACACTCGCGCGTTGCTCAAAATTATCGTGTTGTACTGATGGTGTTTCAGGCTCTTTAGGTTTTTCAGTTTGCTCAATCACTTGAGCTGTTTCTGCCTTAGGCGCTACTTCTTGCTTTTTACGCGAACGTTTAGGCTTAGTTTCTTTCTCAACTATATTTTCTTTGGATACTAAAGATGCATTATCTGTTTGAGTTAACTTAGTAGTAATTTCTTCTTTTTTAGTGTTGTTAGATTTGCTAATGCCCAAATGCAGATCAATAAGTTCTTTTCGCGCATTGGGATTATCTAATAGCTCAGGCTGTTTTTTACTTTCAGCTATTAACGAGAAAATCTTTTCACGTGGTATATCCAAGATGCCAGCTGTTGTGCGTAAATCCATTGACCAGCGTTTCCATGCTTTATTATCGTCATCTATCAGTTCTTTTGCTTTTTTTACTTGAGATGCGAGGACATTATTAGGATCAAAGTCATCTAACAGTGCTAAGGCGATTTCAGTATCTATTGTTGAATAGTTACGTTTGATAGAAGATGTTTCTTCTTGTGGTTGTTCTGGTTCTTCTGTTAGCCAACTTTCACCTAGTGATTTAGCTTCTTCAACGGTGACATCTTCATTAGCAAACTCATAGATAGCCTGTGCTATTTCCATCGTTTGCTCAGCATCCATCAAAGATAATTTTGTTATTTCAGCAAGGCCTGTGGCGATATTACAAATTTTTGGATCTTCTGTGCCAGCAAGATATTTCAATGTAAAAGAGAACTCTTTGTTTGTTATTTGAGTCTTTCCAAATAATAACAGACTAGCGATACGAGGTTTTGTGGCCAGCTTTTTAAATTCTCTATATTCGATAGGTTTCCATTGAGTACCATCATACTCATTTTCAACAGCAAATTTTTCATCGAAAGCATCTAAAGTAGGGCATGCAGAACCGTCAAGATGCTCGCTAATTAACGGCTCATCAGTATTAAAGTTATCCATAGCTTCTGGATATGTTTCAGACAATTTTACTACTGCAGTCGCTGTTGCCAGTTTTGTATTAGCGGTGTTTAACGCTATTGCTAACGGTACAGCACCGTTGTTTGTACGAGCCTCGGTCGTAGGCTCAAATACACAGATAAAAGTTTTCATTGGTCTTGCCTCTTATAAAATTCCTTTGCGATAATCTTTTTCTAACAAAGTTTCTTTACTACAAACTTCGATAGAGCCTTTCAATAATTCTTGGTTAGCTTTACCAATAGGATTATCAGGTCGAATATCTAACCCTTTTAATGGACGAGACATTGAATCGTATTGACTAATAATCTCTTGGCGTTTTCTATCAACACGAGCAATAACTTCGTCAAAGTGCTCTCCACAAGAAATGAATCCGCGATACTCATACGCTTCATATTCATCTATCTCTTTTTTACACAATGAACATTTCATGAAATTACCTCCTAATAAGGGATTTCTTCGTCAGTTTTTGAAATGGGTTTGCCTTCCAAGCAGAGAAGCATTTGGATTTGATCTTCTAACAAGCTTGATTTCACTTGGGCATCAGCAAGAATTTTTTCTTGCTCATTGCGTAGAAAATCAATTTCAGCGTGAATGAGATCAGTTTGAGTTGGCTCTTTAAAAGGAACATCAACAGTGTGTTCTGCAATAACAAAACCTAGCCCATCATTAGGATCTGCTTTAAATGCGTAGGCGTTATATTGGTAAGAACCATCGAACTGTTTTTGAGCATGAATATAGAGTGTGACGGTTAGGCTTTCAGGTTGTGCTTTCATAGCAACTCCTTTAAAATAACTGCGATCAGTGATTTATCATTGGTCTTGCCTCTTCTAGCGTTTGGTCGCGCTAGTAGAACTCTCGGTTAGCTTTGGTCGGCGACCCGAGGTAAAGGAACCCACTTCGGTGGGTTTTTTTACATCTTCATCAAACTCAAGAGTTGCAATTTTATTGTCGGCACAACAGTGAAATACTGTTTCTGGGAAAAGATTGAAAAGGCTTAAAACAATATCCAACTTGATGTTTTTCATTTTGTTTTTACCTATATACATAATATGTCTCCTGTCATTTATGATATTTCCAGTTTAATTTTGGTGATTGGTGGTAGGTGCTTATCTCCTACTTTCGGTCTTGTTGTGCAAGTATCCGCGTGGGTTAAGTGTCCACTGCTAATCAGCCTTAGCATTCACCAATCCCAAAATTATTAAGTTGCTCGTCTTTCCGAGCTGTCAGGTTTTGCCTTGTCGCTTTGGTCGGTAACTAATTAAATTCCCTGGTACTGCTAAAAAATTTGCCGTTATGCCGTGGTAATCATGACAGGTCGCGATGAGAGCTGTCATGATTACCACGGCATAACAGCAAAACTAAATCTGAACACTTACCTAAACACTTGCTGTGTTGTTTGTCTTGCTTGTAATTTAAGATAACTTAAATGCTTTGTCAATAAAATTTAAAGTTATCTTAAAATGCTGGGTTTCTGTTTATGAATGCATGATTTTTATACTACATATATTATGGTATTAATAAGTCATGTTAATACAATGTAATATAAGGGAATTTTTTGGGGGGGAAGATATCAAAGCCCTTTATATTAAGGGCCTATGCCATGCGTGGTTATTTTTCTTTATTTAATACCATAAAAGTTATAATTAAAGCCCATGAAAAGCTAATTACTTTAAACCATAAGGGGTATTTTTTTTGTAGAGAAAACCAGCAGAAAATCATAGGGAAGAAAAATGTAAATATGAATAGAAATATAAATTTTATCGTAAAAAATTGTTTTTCTTTAATAGCTTGATTCTCTGCTTTTTCTTTTTCTTGTTGCTCAGTTATACGTTTCTCAATCATCTTCTCTATTTGATGTTTTTCTGACTCCCAATTGGGATGATTAGAATCAAGCCATCTTTTTATTTCGAAAACAAATTTTGAAATTTTATTTTTTGCTCTTTGCCCTGTATCGCCTGAAAATTCAACCTCTGAAATAGCACGATTAAAAGATAGTTCAAGAGTGTTGAACTTGTTAATTAATTCATTATCAATGGATATATTTTCAATGGCAACGTCATCACTGTAAATATCAACACCATTGATACTCAAAAAACATAATTTCATTAATTGAACATCATCTTTAGAGTCTTTAATAAAACATTCAAAATCAATCTGTTGTTGTTCAGATTTTGTTAGTTTATTACTAGTCTTTTGTTTTTTAGTTGAGCCAGTTAATTTACTTCTGTATGAAAGACCTGTTCCAGGAATACCTAAATTAGAATGAATTCCATTTTTTCCTATATTAAGGCTAGCCCCTTTTTTCCCTATAGAAATACTACTAATTCCATTTTTTCCTATATTAACTTTTACCCCTGCAATTTTTATTGTTTTTTTAAATCGAAATGCCATTTTAGTACTCCGTATGATAACATTTAGTCAATACAATGTAATAGTTAACCGTATTGTTTTATGGTAGTTTTTTTATTTTAGCATCTACGACAACACCAACTATTCGACAGTTACCATTGATTGATATCATTCTATATTGAGGGTTTAATGGCTTTAAATAATGATGACCAGCATCAATAATATACTGTTTAAATGTGGTTTCGTTTTCACTTTCTAATTTAGCTACTACAAGTTTACCATTTGTTGGTTCTACATTTGGATCTACGAGAATAATCATTCCTTCTGGGATGCTTAATCCAGATGATGAGGTCATTGAGTCCCCCACAACATCTAGCCAAAAGGAATCATTTGAGCAAGATACGGTTGTTTCATACATTTCATCAATATTACATCTATCGTATGGTTCCAATGCTTCAGTCCAAGCTCCAGCCATGACTCTACTGATAAGAGGGTATTTACCTTTTGAATGATGAATTCTCGGGGACTCAATATTGCTTGAATTTTCTTCTTTTCCTTTGAGTATAAATTCAGGTGTACATCCTAAGGCATCAGCAAGAGAGAATAAATTATTACCTGTGGGTTCAGTTTCTTCCTTTTCCCATTGAGAAATCGCAACATGGGAAACTCCCACCTTCGCTGAAAGTGCTTTTTGAGTTAGTCCCAATTCTTTTCTGCGCAATCTAATGCGCTCACCAATCGATGTTTTTATCATAATTAAGTTATCTTAAATCTTCTTGACTTAAGTTTCCTTTAATTGAATACTTAAATAAACTTAAAAAAAGGAGTCCCCAAAATGGTCAAAGAGGATGTTATTAAATACTTCGGTTCCCAAAGATCTGTAGCAGAAAAACTTAACATTTCTGATGCTGCGGTACATTATTGGAAAAATATTATTCCAGAAAAGGCCGCATTAAAGCTTTCTCGAATCACTGATGGAAAGTTGAAATATCGACCTGAACTATATAGTAAGGTGGAGTAATTAATTTCCATTAACTATATATGTTCATCGTTAAAAAAACTGATTCTAAATAATCAATTTTGCGACAGGAGACGCATAGATGAATTTTGATATCAACATTATCAGAGCTGAAATTGAGGACTGGGCTGTAGAACAAGGGCAAGAACATGTTGCTATTGAGATTAGCCGAGCTTACTTACGATTAGTGATTAATCAAGAACATGGTCGATTACATGCCATTGAGGATCAAGCGGGTAAGGCAGACTGGAAAGCAATCAATAATAACCGGCAACAGATATTCCGTTGGTTACGTGGTGATTCTCGCGCATCTCAAAGAAAAATTGCTGAGTTAATGCCAGCGATTGAAATGGCTCTACCGGCGTCGAGGTTAGCTCGAGTACGTGGAGACACCAAAAACTATTTAGCAACTGTAGCCATTCAGCGTTTTGCTGATGCTATGACTGAAATCTTATTAGAGGGTCGTGACATGTCACACCAAATAAACAATGTAGTACGTGCACTAAATGAGATATCACGCCCGACCAGCGTGCATTAATTCAAGAGGCAAGACCAATGATTAGATCAACTGAAAAAATCACATACCGTAATGGGTTTATGCTGAATGATAAACCTGCCCATATATCAGAAATTAGGGATATTTTTGAGGGTAGACGTGTTATTGCGCTGTTAGTTTGGGAACAGTATGAAAAGCAAAAACAAAAATTACTGTCAAAGAATTTAACCCCTGAGCAGTACCAAAATGCTTGCCGTAATATAGCTAAAGCACTGGGGGTGTGAAATGAGTAATAAATTAACCGGCTATGTGTGGGATGCATGTGCTGTTTCAGGTGTTAAGGGTACCAAGTTAATGATCATGGTACGCCTAGCCGATTATTCGAGCGATGAAGGGGTTGCTTATCCCAGTGTTGAAACCATCAGTCGTCAAATTGGTGCGGGAATTAGCACAATTCGCAATGCATGTAATGAACTTGAGCGTGATGGTTGGTTAGTTAAAAAGCAACGTAGAAATGGCAATCGTAATGCTTCAAATTTATATTTTTTAAATGTCGATAAATTGGAAAAAATCGCATTAGAAGAGAACGCCAAATTAAGAAAACAACGTGAAAAACTATCAAATTTTCACCGTCCAGATTCTGACCGTTCAGATTCTGACCGTACAGAAAACAGTAAAAATGTACGTTTTGACCCTCCAGAATCTGGCGTTCAAGGTGGTTTTCACCCTCCAGAATCTGGAGGCGATCCACAAGTAAATTCAAAACATGATCCACAAGTAAATTCAAAACATGATCCACAAGAATTACTCGAGGGGAAAAAATCGAAAAATAAATTCGATCCGAAATTGGCTAAACCGTCAAATGTGAGTGATGAGGTTTGGCAGGATTGGATTAACTTCAGGAAAGAAATTAAAAAACCGCTGACAGAAACCATGTGCAAGCAACAAGCAAAAAAATTATCGCTTTGCACCGATGCCAACGCTGTGATTTGTAATTCAATTGCCAATGGTTGGCAGGGGCTATTTCCTGAAAGATCCGTAGTACAAACTCAAAAAGTAAATTCTCACACCGGGTTTAGCGAAAAAGATTACCAGTCTCAAGATCCGCATTGGTTTGTGGGAGGTGGAAATGTCTGAACAAAATTTACTAACTGCGGTGAATATTCCACCTCGCTTTGCTAATGCGACATTTGAATCATTTGTAGCCTCAACGCCAACAGCAAAACATAATTTAAAAATTTGTCAGCAGTATGTTGAAACTTGGGGTGACCGAAAAAACGCAGGAGAGGGGCTTGTACTGTGTGGAACACCCGGAACTGGTAAAACACACCTTGCAGTATCAATCGCCCGTCAGATTGCCGGAGAATTGCAAGAAACGGTATTCATTACCACAGCCTCACGTATCATTCGCGCTTTTCGAAGAACATGGGCTGGAAATTCAGAATTCAGTGAACTTGATGTACTTGAAAAATATTGCACGCCTGATTTGTTAATTATTGATGAAATTGGTGTCCAGTATGGCACTGATTCTGAACGTAATATCCTATTTGAGGTGATTAATGATCGCTACGAAGATTTGTTACCTACGATTTTGGTAAGCAACCTACCTGTTGTTGACTTACAAAAAATGCTCGGTGAACGAGTTGTGGACAGATTATTACAGGGGGGAACGGTATTAACGTTTAACTGGCCAACATATCGTAGAGGTAATCATTATGCATGAGAAAGAATTAGAACATGCGGTGATTAGTGGTTTGTTAGCTGGTGGTGCTAGTCAAGATGCATATGAGGTATTAGCCACATTACCTGAAGAAGCCTTTAGTTCTAGATATTTTCGTAATGTCTACAAAGAAATTAAAAAACAAGCGCTAGCAAGTTCTTTAATAGATCCCTTTTTTATTGCTGATGCGCTAGGTGAAAAAGGCGATTTAGCAAATTTACTTGAGCTATCTAAAACACCTATTTGGACAGCAAATTTAAAAGGCTATGCCTCAAAAGTTTATAGTTATTATCGTGTTAGAGAAGTAATTCAATTAATTTCCAAGTATCAAAATGATATTACTACTGCAAATAATCATGAACAAGCTGAAGAATTTATTCATCAATTTGCAACCCAAATTGGCCAGCTGACAATTGGTAATCAGAACCTACTTCCTGTGCATTTAAATACACTACTTGAAGGATATGTAGATGTTTTAGAACGAAGAAACAAAGGGGAAGATGCTGTTGGGATGATAAAAAGTGGTATTGAAGCTTTAGATGACAAAATTGGAGGCTTTAATCCAACAGACTTAGTTTTTATTGGCGGTCGTCCGGGGATGGGAAAAACAGAGCTTGCACTAACGATGACTGAGGGAATGACCAGAGATGGAGGCGGTGCATTATTCTTCTCGATGGAAATGTCCAATCAGCAAATTACTGAGCGTCTAGTTGCAGGTTCTGCTCAACTACCAATATCAACATTGAGACATCGTGGGCGATTGGATGATGAAGGATGGGGGCGTTTAAGTTCAGCACTAGGCCATTTAATGGATAGAGATATTCATATCATCGATGCGAGTAATCTAACTATTGAACAAATATGTGCAATCAGTGAAAACCACAAACGTAAATATCCAAATTTGAAAGGAATTTTTGTTGATTATTTAGGGTTAATTAAAAAACCTAAAGCAGAACGTAATGATTTAGCAATTGCGAAAATATCTGCATCTTTAAAAGGATTAGCAAAGAGGTTACACACGCCAACTATTGCGTTAAGCCAGCTATCTCGTGATGTTGATAAAAGACCTATTAATCAACGCCGTCCTGTTTCTGCTGATTTACGCGATTCTGGTAGTTTAGAGCAAGACGCTGACTTAATTTTATTTACCTATAGGGAGGCCGTATATAACCCCAATAGCCCTGCGAAAAATTATGCCGAGATCATTATTGATAAATTTAGACACGGAGAAACCGGCACAGTCTATCAAGAATTTAAGAATGGCCACTATCTGCCTACCGACCAAATTACAGCGTCAGAAGTGTCCAAAATGCAACAACAATCACAGCAAAACGATAAAAGACGTCGTTACGCAGAAAAAGCATTTTAGTTAAAACAGAGGCAAGACCATGACAATTAAAGACTCTCTTACTCACGAATCTCTCGTTCGTGATAATCACCCTATATTACCCGACGATGGGTTAGACCATACACAGTGTCATATTGATCGCCTCCATGCATCAGCAAGAGCGAGAACAAAAGCACCTTATCAACCTAAGGTTAAACCACAAAAATCGACGAGGTAATTATGTCTAGGCGTTCTTATTTGCCTGATGATTTACCTCACAATCGAGCTTTGTGGCCAGAAGAATATCGCGAGTTAGAACAACTTGATTTATTAGCTAGTCGATTAATTAGACAGCTTAAAAATCAAAAAATACATAGAACGCGAGTGTTGGTGGAAATTGAAAAGTTGACTGAGGTACATCGGGAGTTTTTTAGAGATAGGTTGAATTATTGGCGTGAGGTAATGAAAGCATGAGTAAGCATCAAATTAAACACCCCGTGATCCGTTATCACGGAGGTAAATTTCGTTTAGCAAAATGGATATTAAGTTATTTTCCAGAGCATCGTTGCTATGTAGAGCCCTTTGGTGGAGTTGCTAGCGTCTTAATGCAGAAAGAACGTAGCTATGCAGAAATATATAATGATCTAGATAGTGAAGTTGTAAATCTATTCAAGGTATTAAGAGATCCTGAATTAAACATTAAGTTACAAGAGGCTTGCTTACTTACTGCTTATTCCCGTGACGAGTTTATGTTAGCTAAAGAGTTTATTGATAATCCATTAGAGAGAGCTAGACGTATGGTTGTTCGCGCTTGCATGGGGTTTGGTTCTGCTTCTGGTTTAAACGGTAACTCGGGATTTCAGTCTGATAGTAAACGTGAATATTCAATCTACTCACATTTGTGGGCTAAATATCCTGAAAACTTATCTGCAGTTTGTCAGCGTTTGCAGGGAGTCATTATTGAAAATAAGCCGGCATTAGATCTGATTAAAAAACATGACGCCACTGATACTCTATTTTATTTAGATCCTCCATATATGCCTGAAACACGAGTGAGTGGTAATCGTTATTACAACTTTGAAATGACTAATGGGCAACATCATGAGTTACTGCAAATTATTAAGTCTGTTTCTGGAAAAGTAATTATCAGTGGCTATCACTCGAATTTATATGATGATGAATTATCAGGCTGGAGAAAAGTAACCAAAGAGGCTCGTATTTCTGCCGGTCGTGGTACCAAAATTCGTACTGAATGTTTGTGGATGAATTATTGAGGTAAGATCAATGGCAAAAACAGTAGCAGAACGTAAAGCGGAACAACGTAAACGGCAGAAAGAATTAGGTGTAACTAAAATTGAATTGCTTGTAGATAATCAAGAATTGGAAATGATAAAGCGTAATTGTGTATTGCGCATGCCTGGTCGAGAACCGTATGGCATTATTGAATACCTACAGATGCTTATTCGGAAAGATGATGCTGAGTATAAAAAGCAAGTAGAGAAATTATCTAAACGTAAATGTAAGCGTTGTGGTGATATATTACCTATTCAGCAATGTTGTATGTCAGGTGATTCAGAATGTTGGGTCACTAGTGGATACAAAGAGTTGAAACTGGTTATCTAACTCAACCTATTGTATTATTACAGTATTGGTCTGAACACCCAATCCTAAATATTTGCTGTGTCAACTGAGAGTCAAGTATGGCACAGCATAGCTTTATCAAAATGTCTAACGATACTCTTGTACCGGCTAACCCTGTTACGAGAGATTTTCTGCATTCAAAAATCAAGTGTGGTGATGTGCTTTCAGCTAATTTTAAGAAAGCTCGTAACCCTCGATTTCATCGTAAATACTTCGCATTACTCAACTTAGGCTATGAATATTGGGAACCAGTTGGCGGTACCATTTCACCTGAAGAAAAAGAGCTTGTGCGTGGTTACATCACATTCCTTTCATATTACACGGATAATGCTGACGCACTCTTATCAGCATCTGATATCTATCTAGAAGAAGTCGCACAAAAACGTGCGCAAAATATCTCAGCAACAAAATCATTTGATGCTTTTCGCTATTGGGTTGTAGAGCAAGCCGGTTATTACGACACGTTTGAAATGCCTGACGGTAGTTTACGTCGTGTCGCTAAATCAATCAGCTTTGCAAATATGGACGACTTAGCATTTAGCGAACTTTACAAAGCCACACTCGATGTGCTTTGGAATTTTATCCTTCGTAAACAGTTCCCCACTCAAAAAGCTGTAGAAAATGCAGTATCTCAATTATTAAGTTTCACGTAGAGGCAAGACCAATGATCAAATCAAAGACCAAAGAAGAAAGACAGTGGCTATCAGATGTAGCCGAGCTGGGTTGTATTTGTTGTCGCAATATGGGGTTTGGAGCCAGTTTAGCGGAAATTCATCATGTTAGAACGGGGCAGGGAATGGCACAACGGGCTAGTCATACAGATGTTTTACCACTATGCCCGCCACATCATAGGGCGTGTTATGAAACCGGCTTTCATGCATCACCTAAATCATGGCAAGAAATTCATGGTAGCGAGATTGAGTTATTAGAACAGACTAAGCAAGAAGTAATGGAGTTACGAGCATGTCGAGTATAAAGAGCATATCAGATGGGTTAAAACTTGATAAAACACGAGAAGCTTGGCTTCAAAATTGGTTAACTCGATTTGGTACATGGGTACATAGCGGACGTATAGATAAACGACAGAGTAGCATGATCGCTCAATTTATGGAAAGAGTAGAACGACGTGATTATCCGTATAGGCCTACGTGTAGTGATGAAGATGGTCTACTTATTCAGAGAGTTGTTGACAGTATATATCACATAGATATTCAGGCATTTAATATGTTACTTAGTCGATATGCTTTTTGTGCATCGGATAGAGCTATAGCTCGTCATTATCATAAGAATAGTGAACCAAGAATAATGGCTCGTAGAAATGGCATGTTAAGAGAAAGAAAGCCATCTATGTCTACATGCCGTAGAGAGGTAGAAGAAATATTAAATGCTGTTGAATATTTATTATACCAACCTCTAGTAGATGCATTTAAAAATAGAGAAAAAGAGATGATCGAGAAGCGAAATAGCAAAAACGTGTTGACATCTTTGAACTAATGAGCCACTATTTCAAGGTAAGTTGCCTTTTTTGTAACTTCACCAACTAACCCAGCCTAAGCGCTGGGTTTTTTGTATCTAAAACAGATAAGGCTTGCTGTTTCCTTTGTTCAGTAAAGTTAAATCGCCGCGTTCTTGGGGTTGAACTTGAGAAAGAGCGATTTGAACAAACCAAGTTAGAGATAGAGCAGAATAAACCGCGCCAATAGTTGTAGTGGTATACAACAGCTTGCCTGAGCTAAATCAGGCATTAATTTTTGTTGAGGCCATGCATGCAAATACCTACAGAATTAGTATTTAAACCCGCTAGTGAGTTACCAACCGAAGATTTAGATGGTAGAGAAGTCATTATTATCAATCCTTGCGATGGTTGGCACCTTGGCGTTATCCGCGTAGAAAGAGATGGTGATTGGGTTCATATAGGTATTCATCCTTGGATGGGAGCAGAAATGACACCTCATGATTTTTATACTGTATGGGCACTTTTACCTAACATTTACGACATTAGTCAAAAATATGATGGGGAACGATATATGAATCGTTACTGTTGTATTTGTAAGCGAAAAGATCATTCAACGGCAGAACATAAGTAGTTAGTTGTCACTACAGTGTGGCAACTCCTCATTTTTAATCTCATTTCCTCATAATACAAACAACTCGGACACTCCGTAGGGGGTGTATATGCGCATGGACAAATTAACCAATGCTACCTACGGAACGGCTGGCTTAACTGCCTTTTTTGCAAGTCTCTCACTTTATGAATGGGGATTTGTAATAGGGATGGGATTCAGCATGCTCCTTGGATTAGCAACTTATCTGATGACATGGCGAGAACAACGGAAACGAACAGCGTTATTTGCTGAATTAGTTCATCGAAATTGTTCTAGCGATCCGCAAGACATAGAAAAGATAGTTGGTGAAATACTGACTAAAGCTAAAAAGGACATTTGATGAACCTAAAACAAAAGGTGACAGCAGTTGCAAGTGCTGGTGCGGTAAGTATTGCAATAACAGTGATTGGTTACTTTGAAGGTGTGCGTTACGAACCTTACCGAGATGTTGCTGGGATCCTGACTGTTTGTTATGGCCACACTGGAAATGACATCATTCAAGGTAAGACATACACACAGCAAGAATGTGATGAGTTACTGCAGAAAGACTTTATTAGAACGCAACAGCAAGTTGATGTCCTGGTTAAAGTACCACTGGATGATAAAACAAAAGCCTCTTTATATTCCTTTGCTTTCAATGTCGGCACCACGGCTTTTGCACGCTCTACATTGCTCAAGAAATTAAATGCAGGTGATCAGTATGGTGCCTGTGAAGAAATGAAACGCTGGATTTATGCAGGTGGAAAGGTATGGCGAGGGTTAGTCAGTCGTAGAGAGGCGGAGTCAGCACTATGTCATGGAAACCTTTAATCATCATTGTCGGTTTTATCCTTGCACTACTCATCACTGTTGCTGGTGGCATTTATCTCTCAATTGATAATTCATGTGTTAATGATAAAGCCAGTTTAGAAAAGCGCTGTCAGGTAGCTCTCTCACATCATCGGTACTAATTATGAAGCTAGGCGAAACAACAGTGTCCGTTGGCATTATCTTGGTGATGATCATCTGCATTGCGTGGCAAAGTAACCATCTTGATAAACTGAGTAAAAGTATTACTAAGTTAGAAAAAGATAAATTATCACTCACTGAACAACTATCACGTCAAAACTCAATCACAGAAAACGCCAACCGAACATTCAGGATTATCAATAATGTCTCATCAATTAATAGTGACGCCCGGAATAGGTCGGTCGTGGATTCTGAAAAAGTTAAAACGGTTATCAAAACTGTTCTTGTCAATAATGATTGCGCCAATACTGCTATTCCTAGTGATGCTCTTATCAGGATGCACGACTATTCAGAAAGAATACGTGCCAGTGGAGCACATAGCGATACCAGCACACCTAACCGCTGATTGTCTATTGCCATACATACAAGAACAAATGACATGGGGAGAATCATTAATGTTAAACATTTCCCTGTTATCGGTTATTGAGCAATGTAATTCAGACAAGAAAGCAATACGGGAAATTGAACAACAACGAGCTTCGCAATAGCGGGGCTTTTTTATTATCAAAGGAACAAAAAAACAGGATTACATTAGAACGGAGTGTGTGAACTAAAAAAAGCCCTACGTAGGGTACGAGGGCAAACTAACAAGATATCAATTAAAGTATAGCGATGTTTACTTAGTATAGCTTAGGTAAATATATATACCAGATTGATTATTCTTATCTATCTCCTACCTAAATAAACAGCGCAATATAAAAATAACCCTGTGAGTTTGATTTCACAGGGTGGCTGAATTTAAGCAAAAAATAAATACATATTAATCATACTGCTATTTTTATTTCGTGCCAATAGAAGAAAACGTAGCGTTGTCGTTGTCTCCTATGTTAGCCATGACCTGTTTTATTCTCGACAGATAGCGCATAGTGAGAGTCAAAAACAATGAATACCACCATTTTGTTATTTTTCGGTCATTATCAGCAACGTCAGCTGTAGGTAGAAGAAAGGGCGTGACAACCGGAGAGACGAGTACAATTCATAAGAGTCAATCACAAAGCCTATTTTAACGAATGGGCTTTTTAATAGGCTAAGGAGATAAACACAATGGCAAAACCGGATTGGGGGATGCTACAACAACAGTTCCTCGCCGAACATGCTATAACAGGAATATCCCCTAAAGAATGGTGCGAACTAAAGGAACTAAACTACGCAACAGCACGACGATATATCAAAATATCCAGTGCGCAGAATGCGCAAAAAACTGCGCACAAGAAATTGCGCACTGCGCAGAAAAAAGAAAGCGCAAAAGAGCCAATGCGCAATAGTGATATATCCACTGCGCAGAGTAATGAATCCAGTAATGCGCATGATGATCAAAACACCTTTAGTCTGCGCAATTACGGGCTTACTGAGTTACAGGCTAAATTCGTTAATGAATACCTTATTGACCTAAATAGGACTGCTGCATATAAGCGTGCTGGTGGTAAATGTGAAGGAAATACGGCATACGCAAGCGCAAGTCGGATGTATAGAAATGTTAAGGTTAATCGGGCAATCACTGACGTATTAGCAGAACGGGAACGCAGAACAGAGATAACCCAAGATGCCGTATTAAAAATGTGGTGGGATATCGCAACGGCAGACGTTAACGAGTTGACCGAATACCGACGATTATGTTGCCGTCATTGCTGGGGCTTTGGTTTCAATTATCAGTGGCGTGATTCAATAGAGTTTGAAGATGCTATTAAAAAAGCAGTCGTAGCAAAGAAACCGCCTCCACAAGATGTGGGAGGCTACGGTTACGATGAAACATTAGATCCAAATCCTGATTGCCCTCGTTGTAATGGTGCTGGTATTGGGCGTGCGTACTTTCATGATACGCGTGACTTAACAGGGCCAGCTCGTCGAGTATTTGCTGGCGTGAAAGAAGGGAAGTTTGGTGTTGAGGTTATTACTCGTAATCAAGATGAAGCGCTTAAGATGGTTGCACAGCATTTAGGTATGCTAAAGAACAAGACAGAATTAACGGGTGCAGATGGTGGGCCTATTCAAACAACAGGAATTGATTTAAGCCACCTAAGTTTCGAGCAACTTATGCAATTAAGAGTAAAATCAAAGCAGTAAGATTTTAGTCAGTGTGATATAACAACATATTTAAATATTGCATCGAGCAGATAGGGAATATGTCTAAATATCGATTTTATGCATTGTATTTATTTACTGTTCTTTTTTTAGGTGGATTATTTATGAATCAATCTGTTGCCATGTCTAATGAGTCACCTGAAATTTTGGTTAGACAATTTCAACAAGATTACATGGAATGGAATGACTACGCATTTAGCCTTATGGGTTCGAAGCCTGATGAGTATACGGAGTTAGCAGATAAGGCGTGGCGTAGGCTATTAACTAAATACACATTACCTGATTTTGTAGGAGAACCCATTGCATTTGGTTCTGAATCAAGTCATGACCCCAAAAAAGAGAAAATATTGTCGGTAGTAAAGAGCACTAACAATATCACTGTTGTCACAACGCAATATATTGTACCTGATGGTTACTCACCTATTTATGAATATTATTTAATTTTTCAGGATGGGCGATGGTATTTAACGCAGGTTTATTTTGTTGATGAAGGGCAATTATATCCTGGTCTGTAAATAGTATAAATTATACCAATTATCGTTCTATTTAACATAATGGTTCTAATGCGATCCTTCACTTTTGAACTCAATCAAAAATACAACTCAAACCATTAAAAGTAGCAATCTTCTTTCTGTTTAATCTCTTTTTTATTGTTAATCAATTGTTATCAAAAACATGAAAATCATTTCGTGCCAATTACGGCATGAAAGGGGTGTTTTTGTCACTTTAGGTATCTCTATGGATGTCAATTTCGACTTGTTTGATGAAGAGGTCAGGAGAGAGATAGCTAGGCGTAGTTTGCATGAATTTATTCAGTATATAAACCCTGAGTACATTACAAGCCACTTTTCAGAAACGGTATGTGATGCGCTCGACCAGTTCTTGATTGATATGATGGCAGGTAAGCGCCCTAAATTAATATTAGGGGCACCGCCACAACACGGTAAATCTGATATTGTTTCGCGTTACCTACCAACCTATTTCTTTGGTAAATACCCAAATATGCGTGTCGGTGCGCTGTCGTATTCCTCAGATTTAGCCGGTGATATGAATACCGATGTTCAGCGCATTATGATGTCCGATGAATATCGTGTGCTGTTTCCTAAAAGTTGGTTAGGCAATAAGCCTGAGAACGGCATTGCAGTTAAACGTAATTCTGATGAGTTTGGTCTTGCCAACCACAAAGGAGGCTATGTTTGTGCGGGGGTAGGTGGCCCATTAACGGGTAAGAAAGTTGACCTCGGCATTATTGATGATCCGATAAAGAACTCGAAAGAAGCGCTTAGCCAGACTGTTAAAAAATCAATTTGGAACTGGTACGTTTCGACCTTTAAGACCCGCTTATCAAAAAACAGCGGTGAAATTATCATGGCCACTCGATGGGCAACTGATGATTTGTCTGGTCAATTAAAAGAAAAAGCGCCTGAAACCAAGGTGCTTGCATTCCCTGCAATCAATGAGCGAGGGGAAGCACTGGTACCAGAGTTACACCCAATTGACAAACTCCTTGAGACAAAAGCAATCATTGGTGATTACTTCTGGTCTGCAATGTACCAACAATCACCTAAGCCGGGTGATGGTCAAATTTTCCACGAAGAATTTGCTCAGTACTATCTACCGAAAGACCTACCAGAAAAATTCGATAAGGTTATTCATAGTTGGGATATGACCTTTAAAGATAGTGACGGTACTGACTATGTGGTCGGGCAGGTATGGGGCAAGAAAGACGCAAATGCTTATTTACTGTATCAAATTCGAAAACGCATGAGCTTTACTGAAACCTTAAAGTCAGTGAAATGGTTAGCCGAAAAATTCCCTGAAGGACGACGCAAGCTGGTGGAAGACAAAGCCAATGGCCCTGCTGTAATCGACTCTCTCAAATCAACCGTATCAGGGTTAATTCCCGTCGAGCCAGATGGTAGCAAGGTTGCTCGTGCTCATGCGTGTACCGCTGAATGGGAGGCTGGCAACGTGTGGCTTCCCCACAAAGACATTGAGCCGTGGATTGTCGAAACTGTGGAGGAAATTACCACATTCCCATTTGCTGGCCATGACGACACAGTGGATGCCATGACGCAAGCATTACGCGATTTATATCAGAAGAAAAAAGGCAGTTTCTTCACAACTAGGAGATGATCTATGTGGTGGCCGTTTAAGAGGCGAAAAACAGAACCACTCGCACCGGTTAAACGGTCAGCATTCACAACTGACTTATATCCTGCGCTGGCGCGAGAACGAGGCTTTGATGGGATTGATTTACCGCAACCCACAATTGCAGGTGTCGCGATGGATAGTATTGATAGCTATGTGCCCTCATTTAAAGGTGAGCAGGTTTACGGTGTGCCAGAGTCACAGGCCTCATGGTATGCCTCACAAATGTTTATCGGCAACAATATGTGTGCAGTTATCGCTAAACACTGGCTGGTGGATAAAGCCTGCAATATGCCCGCACGTGATGCGATACGTCAAGGCTACGATATTGATTGTGATAACGACGATGATCGCGCTATCAGTAAAAAGCTCCGTAAACGCGATAAAAAATACCGCATTACACATCAGCTTAAAGAGCTGGTTCACTTTGGGCGCGTGTATGGCGGTCGTTTAGCGTTATTTGTTGTTGAGACATCAAACCCGAAAGAGTGGTATGAAAACCCGTTTAATATCGATGGTGTGACCAAGGGCATGTACAAGGGGATTAAGCAGATTGATCCACAATGGGTAACTGCTGATTTAACGGACGCCAATGTTCAAGATCCTGCCAGCATGGATTTCTACGAGCCAACCTATTATGTGATTGGTGGGCGTAAGTATCACAAGTCTCACTTTATTAAGTTTGTGCCGTTTCCTGTACCTAACGTGCTTAAGCCAATGTACAACTACTTTGGCGTATCAGTGCCAGAACGTATTTATGAGCGTGTCTACGCTTCAGAACGTACCGCCAATGAAGCACCACAACTGGCAATGACCAAGCGTTTGCTTACGATGGGGATTGCAGATCCAGAAAGCGCTGATAAGGATATTATTCGCGAAAATATGCTTTATTTTATGGAGATGCGCGATAACTACGGTGTGCAAATGACGGGCAGTGAAGATACGGTTCAACAGTTCGACACCTCATTAGCGGATTTAGATGCCACGATTATGACGCAATATCAGCTGGTGGCATCGGCTTCCAATGTACCCGCGACAAAGCTATTAGGCACTACACCGAAAGGCTTTAACTCAACAGGGGAATACGAAGAGGCTAATTACCGCGAAGAGCTTGAGAGCATTCAATCAAACGACCTTGAAGAGCTATTACAGCGTCATTACGACATGTTAATGCGTAGCGATGGTTTACCTGTGACAGAAATCTCTATCACATGGGCACCACTTGATAGCCCAACGGCTGTTGAGAGTGCGGATATTGAGCTTAAACAAGCACAAGCCGATTCAGCTTATGCAACAACGGGGGCGATTGATGGGTTAGATATCCGCAAGAAACTGGCCAGTGATAAAGCATCTAGCTATTACGGCATTGAAGTGAACGAGGCAGATTATGTCGAGGCGAATACGAGTACGAACGAAGCGAGCGCAATGGGCAACCTCTCGCCAAGCAGTAATGAAAGGGAAGCCCCTGCAGTATTCGGTAGCGCCCTCTAGTCGTTATCAAGGTGACATGTCACGCCTCATTAATTCAATGGTTAAAGACTATGAAAAAGTGTTTAGCGAATTAAATGACGACTTTGAAGGTTTTACGATGGATGCCAGCTTTGCCAGTCAAACACGCATCTGGCTTAATCGGCTAAAACGTAAATGGGATAAGATTTTCAAACAAAAATCCACAGAGATTGCAGATAAATTTGTTTCCCAAGTCGATATAGGAGCAAAGCGTAATTTAGATAATTCTCTTAAACAGTTGTCAGGGGGGATCACCATCAAAACCCCAGATATGCCCGAAGCTCTGAAAGATAAAATCATTGCCTCTACAGCTGAAAACGTATCGTTAATTAAATCCATTCCACTGCAATTTCATCAACGTATTGAAAGTGTTGCCTTACGCTCTATCAGCCAAGGTGGTGAGGGCGCAAAGACGCTATTAGAGGAAATTCGGCATACTGGCAGTGTGACAGAGAAAAGGGCGAACTTTATCGCTGTTGATCAAACACGAAAGATTACGACAGCGGTTAACTATGAGCGCATGAAATCTGCAGGTATTCGTAAAGCGGTTTGGCATCACTCTGGTGGAAGTGCTGAGCCTCGTGAATGGCATATTAAATTGGACGGTGAAGTGTTTGATTTAGATAACCCACCGATTATTGATCCTAAAACGGGAGAACGAGGATTGCCCGGACAATTACCAAATTGTAAGTGCTTCTGGACACCCGTAATAGATTTCGGTGAGGAGACATGACAAAGCGACAATATGATTTAAACGGCTGGCTGGAAGTCAAAGATAACCCCATCTCTAAAGTTGGGGTTTTTGATTATTTAGGGTTTGAGATTGGCGCACCGATACCCGAAAAGATTTACAAGGTGTATCGCCCACAAGAAGAACTGGCCAGCACAGAGACAATTAACTCCTTCAAATTAATGCCCTTTGTTGATGAGCATGAAATGTTAGGGAAAGACGGCACACCCGCAGAGACAAAGGGGATACAAGGGGTAATCGGGGAGCGAGTCTATTTTGAATATCCCTACCTCAGAGGCAATATCAAAATCCTGTCTAATTCAGCGCTTAACCAAATTGATGGAGGGAAAATTGAATTATCTCCGGGCTATCGCTGTATTTACGATTTCACACCAGGCGAATTTAACGGTGAACGTTATGACGCCATACAACGGTATATTAGAGCCAACCATCTTGCGTTAGTCGATGAAGGGCGCACCGGCGCTGATGTTGCTGTACAAGACCATTCCGTTATTACCATAGACACTAAGGAACTTATTCGCATGAATCCTGAAGATGAAAACAAAGACAAACCAACCACTGATGAAGGTGCCTTTACGCCCGAGCAATTGGAAGCGTTAAAAGCCATTATCAAAGAAGCAATCACCAGCGCTAAACCTGCGACAGACGATGAGCCAGACGATAAAGATAAGTCTTCAACTGATTCAGACCCTGACGAAGAGCAGAAAGCAGAAGAAGCCGTGGAAAAAGCTGAAATTGCCACAGAAGAGGCTGAATCTGGCGAACCTGAAGCCGTAGAGAAAGCCGAAGTCGCCATTGAAGAGGCAGTCGAAGCGATTGAAGAAGCCAAAGAGCATCTTGACCAAGCAACTACCGATGGCCTGCATCGTCGTTTAAAACGCTTAAACCGAAGCATGACCGCCATGGACGAAATGGCATCGCTGAAACGTAAAATTAAACGATTAGAGAAAGCAAAACCGGCAATGGATACGGGGGAGTTACTCAAACAAATCGGTGCGCGTGATGCGCTGGCGCATAAGTTAACGCCGTTTATTGGTGTGTTTGACCACTCTGCTATGACTCAACAACAAGTCGCGGAGTACGGTGTTAAAGAACTGGGTATTCAATGCAGTAAAGGCACCGAAGCCATTGCTCTTGATGCTTGGATGCAAGGGCGTGTGCCTGACTCTCAAAAGCCCAGTTCAACAATGGACTCTGCAGTGAGCAATAAAACAATTATGGATAAATGGGGAGCTAAATAATGGCAATTCCTAAATCAGTAGCAGATGGCTTAATTTCTGGTGTTGTCGGTGAAATTAGTCATGCAGGCCCTATTCGCGCTGTTTCAGCCATTCTCAGTTCAACGGATGAAAAGCTGAATATTTTCGGTCGCGCTTATACCTACAAAGATGATTCAGTGGAATCCGTTCAAGTAGGGGGTAAAGGGGCATTTGCGGGGATCATGATTAACCCTAAAGCCTATCGTATCGAAGAAGCGTTCGCTCGTAACGGTACGCAGGGCGAATTCCTGACAATGGGGGAAGTTTTCGTTGAACTAAAAGAAGTGGCAGGAAAAATCAACGCACCGGTTGTGTTCGATGAAGCTGACGGCTCGCTATCTTCTAAAGCCACTATTAGTGCTGGTGATCGTGTTATTGGTTTTATCAGCCGACACCTTGAATCCACAGAAAGTGCTCACTTGGGCATTATTCGTTTAACAGAAATCCCATATCCAGTATCTCCAAAGGAAGGTGAATAATGCCAGTCAGTAACATTAAATTTCACATGTCTGGCCGTGATGTCAAAAAACATGGCCAACTGAATATTAACCCTGACCAGAAATGGACATACGGAGAATTAGCACAAATCGGCTTTGGTGGTTTTTCTGCGATGGACTCCGCAATTAGCGGTGGTGCAATGCAGGGTGGTTTAATTCAGCGTGAAATGTTGCAACACGTTTTGCCCGGTGTTATTCGTACCGCTACGCGTGTTCGTGTGTTGGATGAAATCACCGGTATCGTCAATGCGGGTGAATGGCATGATGAAGAAATCATTCTGAATGTGGCGACACCAATTAGTAAAGCCGAGCTTTATGGTGACCATACCAATGTGCCATTAGCGTCTTATGCGCAAGACCAAGAACGCCGTGGCCTTGTCCGCTTCGAATCAGGTTTTCAAGTGGGTAAATTAGAAGAAGCGCGCCAATCGTCTGCAGGCTTTGTTGCGATGGAAGAAAAGCGTAATTCAGTGACTGAATCATTAGAGCAAAGCCGTGAGCGCGTAGGTTACTACGGGTTTAATAGCCCTGAAACGCGCGTCTTTGGTTTGATGAATGAGCCTAACTTACCCGCCTATGAAACCGCAAAAGGCAAATGGAAAGGGGGAACATTTGCGGATATCACTGCCGATATTACTGATATGTTCTCGCGTATTGAAACGAGCTCTGGCGGTATTATTAAAGATGACACACCAATCACTTTAACATTGCCGTTGGGCTTTCGTTCTGTACTGAATGTGGCTAATCCGGTGGCACGTGGTGAGACAGTCAAACAATGGATAAATGAAAACTATCCCAATATGCGTCTGGTTTTCTCTCCTGAATTTGTTGGCGCAAATGGTGGGGCTGATGTGGCCTATATGTTCGCAGATAGCATTGATGATGGTTCAACGGCAACCAGTGCGTCGATCCTGCAAGTTGTGCCTGTGAAATATCAGTTATTAGGTTCACTCAACCAAATTAAAGGGTATATGGAAGATGCGACCAATGCGACTGCAGGTGTATTTGTGACCCGTCCGTGGGCGGTGACACGCTTAACCGGCATCTAATCTTACCACTTCTCTTTTTGCGCCCTCATTTGAGGGCTTTTTTATATCCAAACAATAGGAGAGCACTCCATGCCTCTTTATGCATATTGCACCTTATCGAATGACCAGAACTATACCGTGAGAGACGGGAAAGTGTTTATTGCCGGTCAAGCGAACGTAATGACCAAACACATGTACACACCACGTGGCCGTGTGACAGAAATTTCTGACGAGCAATACAAACAGCTCAAAGAAAATCACGTTTTCAATCTTCATTGTGACAATGGTTTTATTACTGTTGAGCATCGCAAAGAAGATCCTGAAAAAGTCGCCACAGATATGGAAGCCAGCGACCAATCAGCTCCTGACACACCTGAATCATTAGAGGCTGAAAAATTAGACGTTCCTAAAACCAACAAAAAAGGTAAGTGATCATGGAGACGAGCACATTTCCTTTAACATCATTCCGTGTGCTCTATCCGCAGTTTAACTCTGTGGGTGATGATGAAATATTTATCATTGCTCAATCTGCGTTGAACTATTTCTCTGCCTGTAAGGGTGTTTGTACTAACGAGCTGTGGATGCTCGTTGTTGCACACATGCTAACACTCAGAAAAATGATTGCTGATGATGAGTCGCCCACAGGTGTTGTGACGAGTGTAACCATTGATAAGGTGAGTGTGTCATTTACGGCACCCCCTGCCGGTTCGGATTGGTCGCACTGGTTTAAAATGACCACCTTTGGCCAGCAGTTTCTAGCACTGATTAAGCGTTGTAGTGTACCTCAATATTTTGGTGGTGGCGGTGAACGTTCAGCTTTTCGGGGTGTAGGTGGGCGATTTACGCGAAGAGGGCGATTACGTTAATGACTAAATTAGCGCAATTAAAAGCGGTTTATGATGAATTGGCTAAAAAGCGATTAAGTGTTGGTTTCTTTGAACACGCAAAATATCCCGATGGAACACCGATTGCTTATGTTGCCTCTATTCAAGAGTTGGGCTATCCCGCCGGTGGCATTCCTCCTCGCCCATTTTTACGTCCGACCATGAATGACAAAAAGCAGGATTATAGTCAGTTAATTTTTCGAGCAGTGAAAGCGTCTGTTAAGGGCAATATCACGCTGGATAATGGGCTGGCACAAATTGGTGCGACGGTGGCGGGCGATGTGAAAATGGCAATAAAAGCAGTCATAACACCGGCACTGGAGGAGTCAACCGTTAAAGCAAGAGCACGTCGCCATAGCAAAGGTAAGGCCACCGATAAGCCGTTAGTCGATACTGGCCAAATGCTTCAAGCGGTTAGTTTCGCAGTGGAGGATAAATAATGTTTGGTAACTTAAATCGTATTGCTTCACGTTATATTCCACAGCAAAAGGTGCTTTGGTTTCGATTTAAAGAACGGGCACCCGATGAGCGAGGGAATGACCAAAATTATTATTATGATCCGATAGAAGTTCGTGGCAGTTGGCAAGCGGTCGATACCCAAGATGTTCAATCAATGGGATTAGATACGAGCCAAGTGTACCGACGCCTATATACCTCTCATGATATTAAAGCTGTGCAACGAGGTACATCTCCTGATTTTCTTGTATTCAATGGTCGAAAATATGATGTGGTGGGTGATGCAGACTGGTACGAACAAGATGGCTGGAAATCGGTGATCTGTATCGAGGCGGGTACTTATGACGGATTATGAGGTTGATGTTGCTATTCGCAAACAACTCTTGTTGCAGTTAAAAGAAGTCGGCATTGGGATCCCCGTTAAATCCGGTTTCCAATCTACCAAGCAAGGCCGTGAAGATAACATGGTGATGTTTTTTCCCATCAATGAAAGTGGCCACGGTTGGCAGAGCCGAAAATATAATGTTCAAGGCAATAAAGCTAATCACCAAGAAAACCAGTTATCTGAAAAAACGTACCAAGTTCAGGCTTTCGTTACCCAGTTAGGCCATTATTCAGCGAGTGATATTACCGCGATTGTCAGAATGATCGCCAATTCATTGCCCTTTGTTGAAGCTCTCCGCAAACAAGGCATTGGCGTTCAGCGGGCAAGCGGTATTCGAACACCTTATTTTCTGAATGACCAGGGCAACTACGAACAAAATCCCTCATTTGATTTCAATGTGACATTTAATCGCACACTTCATCCTGATACAGACGCCGTGAGTGCGTTGTATCCCGATATCTATCGTATTTAAGGAACGTTATGTCTATCAAACAAACTCGCTATGTCGATATCGCGAGTGCGGTGATTGGCGCGTCTGCTGTACCGATGCGCAAACTCACGGCTCGTATTTTTTCAACTAACCCTAAAATCCCAGCAGGCAAAGTGCTTGAATTTGCCAGTGGCCAAGTCGATGACTTATTGGGTACTGACTCCCCCGAGGCACATTTTGCGCGTCAGTATTTCAGCTATGTCAGTCCTGCACCAGCAAGTAAGCCGAAAGAACTGCAAATTGCCTCTTATGAGCCTGTTGGTCGAGCGCCTACCTTGTTTGGCGAAAAGACAGGCGATTTAGCTGATTTAAAATTAATTAATGACGGTGAACTTAATATCACTATTGGCAAAGTGTCCAAAACAATCACCGGAATTGATCTCTCTGAATGTACGTCATACGCGGATGTTGCTACAGCTGTGCAAGCGAAATTAAATGCAGAAAGCGAGCCTCAATTTGCTAGCACTTATGTCACATTTAATTCGCTGGATAGTGCCTTTGTCATTAGCGGTGGTGTACAAGAGCGTGCAGATATTAGTGTGCGTCAATCGGTACTTGCTGATGCAATGAATATTAGCCACGGTACATCATCAGCCGGTAATCCAGCGCAAACCCCGTTACAAGCCTTTATTGCTTCTGAGGCTGTTTCTGACTCTTTTGGTAGTGCAACGTTTTTAACGGAACTCTCATTAGAGCATGCCGTAGAGTTGGCGCAGTACGTGGCAGGCGAAAACGTGAAGTATCAATTGCACTTGTCTGTGACCAATCAAAATGCAGAAGATTTTAGCGGGGCACTGGTGGGTACGGCTTCGATGGGCTTAAACCTAAAAACAACGGATAACTTCTTTGTTCAAGCGTTACCGATGGCCATTATGTCCGCCACGGATTATGACCGCACCAATGCGACAACTAACTATATGTATCGTCAATTTGGTGTCACATTTCCGTCTCAAATTACGACCGATATCGATGCGGATCGCTTAGATAAACTACGGGTGAACTATTACGGAGAAACGGCGGTATCGGGTTCACATATTAGTTTCTATCAACGGGGTTTCTTATGTGGTGGGGTTGCCAACCCATTAGATATGAGTGTCCATGCTAATGAGCAATGGTTAAAAGCCTACATCGCGCAACAGTGGTTTAGTTTATTGATGGCCACACGCGGAGTACCCGCTAATAAAGACGGCGAAGCACGAGCAATGATGGTGATTGCAGGGGCGGTAACTAAGGCGATTAATAACGGCACGATCCTAGCGGGAAAAACCTTAACCGATGTGCAAAAAATCGCAGTGACAGACGCTTCTGGTGATGATTTAGCGTGGCACGATGTACAAAACAAAGGCTATTGGTACAACGCTCAGATTGTCGAAAACACAGGTCCATCTGATTTACCCGAGTACGTGATGAAATACGTATTGATTTACGGTAAGGGCGACTGGGTTCGTAAAGTCGAAGGCTCTCACAACTTAGTGTAAGGAACACAATATGCATGATGTATCAGCAACTGGCTTGAGTATTGTTATTCAGGCTCATAAAACCTTTCCCGCCGGTATTCAAATTACCGCCTTCGCAGATGATGCCGATCCGTTAGATTTGCCTGCCGTGGACATTGCGCAAACAGGAATGGATATCAACGGTAATTTGGTGACATGGTCAACACCAACACCTCAAACGGTCACCATTAACGTGTTAGCGGGCAGTGAAGAAGACGAAAACCTCGCTATCTTACTGGAATCGAACACCGCACGACGTGGACAACGGCATGCAGGGGATATTATCACTATGGTTGCTTCGTATGGTGATGGTTCAACAACCACGGCACGCAACGGAAAAATCACCAATGGTAGTCGTGGTAGCTCTGTTGCCAGTGCAGGACGACACAAATCCAAAGCGTATACCTTCGTATTTCAAGACTTCGACCGCACTCGCGCACGTTAATTTTAGGCGGTTATTCCGCCTTTTTTTATGGATATCAATCATGTTAATTAAACCGAAAGAAATTACGATCACCGATGCTGATCGTGAAGAGCACACTTTTATTATTAGTCGATTACCAGCAACGATTGGACGTGAAATTCTGGCAAAATACCCGCTATCGAATGCACCTAAAATTGGCGACTATGAAATTAGCAAAGAAGCCATGTTAAAGATGATGGCATATGTTGCTGTTGAAAAAGAGGGACAAGAGATTTATCTGAAGACCAGCACATTAATTGATAACCATGTGCCCGATGGTGAAGCCCTTATTCGTCTTGAACTGGAAATGTTGAAGTATAACACCAGTTTTTTCGGCAAAGACGGGAGCCAAGGTTTCCTCCAATTCCTGCTCAACAAAATCACCGGTTCACTCCCGTCGATTATAAAAACGCTGATGGCTTCTTTGCCGTTATCATCTCAGCCGGTTTCGCCACGCTCACCGAACTCAAAACATCAATAGATTTAGAAGAGGCGTTTGATTTGTGGGAGATCGCCATTACCAACCGTTATAACGAAGCGCTGGCTTCATCGAAAGGATAACTCATATGGCTTTGCTAGATACCTTTGTTCAAGTATTCGAATTTGATACTCGCCAAGCCGATGATGCGTTTAATCGGGTGAGCAAATCGACCGATGACATTATTGCTGAGATGAAAAAGGCGCAACAATCCGCAAGTATGGGGGCGGATGGGGTTACTCAATTTATTCAAAATCTATCCGCACAATTGACAGCGCTATCATCAAATTCAGTTGATATTCATGTTAATGGTGATGCATCCAATGCCTCTGATGCCATCATTTCAGAAATTAAACGGATCACTGAAGAAGCGGAGGGTAATTCTGAAGACATTGATAATATTGTTCAAAATATTATTGATAGTTTAGGTAATGTATCCAACGAACATACTGAGATAAATATTGATAGTGATACTGCTCAAGCTGAGTTGAGCGCATACATAGAGAAAATGAAAGATTATCTTGAGTATGCAAAGTTACTTTTACAGTCTAATGCTCTCTCATCAGAAAGTAATAAAAAATTATCGGAAGGCATTGTATTACTCGAACGTAATATTCAGAGAGCTGAACAGTCAATCAATGATCAAACTGCCACGAATAATTCGGCATCTAGAGAAACGGAACGATTGACGAGGCGAAATAATGAATTAGCAGAGTCAGCCGATGAGGTTGCAGATAATTATGGTAAAGCGACCTCGTCGTTAGCTGGTTTTCTCGGTCGAATGGCAGGGATGGTTGGGATTGGTTTAACGGTAGGGGGAATTGCGTCATTTATTCAAACAACAGCAGAAGAAGTGAATACGCTTTCTCAATCCGCAGAAGCCTTAGAGCTTCCTGTTGAAGATGTTGATGCTTTTGGCAAAGTCATAACCTCAATGGGAGGAGATGCTCAAGGCGCTCGTGACTCATTGATGGATATGTCTGAAAGTATTGGTGAAGCATTACAAGATACTTCATCAGGGAAAGCAGATGTTTTCAAAAGTTTAAATATCTCATTAAAAGATATGAAAGGCGAATCTATTGGCGCAATGGAGGGCATATATCGCTTGTCTGATGCTGTGCAAGGGATGAGCAAAGAAGAAGCCGTATTTCGAATTAAAGAAGTGGGAATAACAGACAATAAAATTGTTGAATCCATTCTTAAAGGACGAAAAGAACTCGAGGAGTTGACTAAAAAGCAAAAGGAGAATGGCGTTGTTACAAAGGAACTTGCATTACAATCCCAAAAATATAAGGAAGTGACTGGAGGATTAAAAACCGTATTCAGTAGTGTCATGATGAGTATTATGAATAGTGCGTTACCAGCGTTAACTAAAGTCCTTTCTTGGGTGCAAACCTTTGTCAAATTTTGCCAAGAAAACAAAAATTTATTGATAGGTTTTTTCTCAGCCATTGGTTTGGCCGTAGCACTTTATTACGTTCCCCCTATGTTAGCTGCTGCATCAGCAACACTTGCTGCAACATGGCCTATTATCGCTATTATTGCCATTATTGCGCTTTTAGCGATGGCATTTGCGATTGTTTATGACGACATTATGAATTTCATTGACGGTAATGATTCAATGATTGGGCGTATTCTTGAAAAATACCCACGATTAAAAATCGTTATTCTTGCATTGTGGGAAACATTCAAAAAGCTCTTTGAATATCTAAAAGTTATCGTTGGTGTTGTGGCAGATATTGTTGTCGCTGGTTGGGAGCTAATGGCTTCAGGCTTAAAAGCTTATGTTAAGTTTCTCATTAATTGTATCTCTGTCATTGCAGGGTGGGGTAAATCCTTTGCGGGTGTTTTTACTACGGTGACGGATGCCGTTGTGGGCGCGTTTGAATGGATGTGGGAGCAAGTCGAAAAAATCATTGGTTGGGTAAATACAGGGCTTGATGCAGTTAAAAATGGCTGGAAATCTGCTAAAGAGTTTTTCGGGTTCGGTGACGATGAAGAAATCACTGTCAATCAAAACGTAGAGCGAAAAGTCAATGATAATGGTGAGATTGAATATGCCATTCCTCAAGAAAAAAGCCAAACGACACAACAGCCACCGGTTAGACACTCTATCGCTCAAGCCAATGCACAGTTAGATGCGATAGCCAACAATGCGATGAACCCGATTACAAGCCAAGCCATTAGTAATCAATCCAATGTGAAGAATGAAAGTAACGTAAGCATTGGGGAAATCAAGGTTGAAACTCAAGCAACCGATGCACAAGGTGTCGCAAGTGGACTTAGCAATGCGCTACAAGATGAAATAGCTAATGTTAATCAACAACATTCTAGTGGCTTGGGAGGTTAAAGTGCTTACAGAAGTCAAAATCTTTGATTTAGAGTCGTTTTCTACACTGTTTGATAGTGTGAGTCCGATTCAAGTTAATGTGAGAGATGAACATAAGGCGACGCAATTTCAAGTTGAAAGTGGTGAAACTCGCAGTGATCATGTGATCATTAACCCCGTTGAGATTGGTATGGATTTGGTGTTAACGGGAGAGATGAAAAACATCTTTTCATCGATGCAACAAGCTTTTGATGAACACAAACTGGTGGGTATTCAAACTCGAGTAAAAACCTATCAACCCATGTTATTGACAAGTTTTCATCATGATGAAATACCTGACATGATAGATGCCATAAAATTGCCACTACGGTTTGTTGAGTGGCGTACTGTTGAGCCTGAATACGGAGAATTACCGCCTCGATCTACACAAAAGCCAACGCAGTCATCAACGGTAAATCGAGGAAATGTACAAACTAAAGACGCGGATACTGAGACTAAGAAAAAAGGTTCGTTCGCAACACGTATCGCAGATGGTGATTGGAGCTTCTAATGAAAGTCATACCTTTAAAAGCTATTCCAAACCAACGCTTATCCGTCAATTTAGAAGGAGTTAATTGGACGCTAACAATAAAAGCCAGTCGCCATGCGATGTATCTTGATATTGAACGAGAAAGTGAGGTTATCGCAGTGGGAATGCGTGCGGTGGCAAACACACCTATCATTCCTTATCGCTACCTGACTGATGGCACGAATTTAGCGTTTATAACAGAAAATGATGATCTGCCCTGGTATGAATCATTTGATAGAACCCAATCATTAATTATTTGGAGTGATGATGGACTTACGACGAATACGGGTGGGGATTGAAGTTGCAGAACGACTGCAGTGGTATGAAGGATTGCGTATTAAAGCTAACGGCACCAAGTACGCAAACCCCTTACAAAATGAATGCACAGTTAGCATTGATGGATTGAACGCCCACACTCGAGATTATCTTCTCACTGAAACTAGCCCTTATCATAAAAGCAAACAAACTCGCCGTCTTTACCTTGAAGTAGGACGCGTCAATACGGGATTATTTCGTATTTTTACCGGTGATATTGTCAGTGCAGAAATTGCCTCGCCTCCTGATGTGACACTAACCATTAAAGCTAAAACCAATAATGCCAGCTCGGGTGATATTGTTTCTTCCAGTGGTGGTGCCATGCAGAAAATGAGCGAGATCGCGTCATCGGTGGCAAAGGATTGCAAGGTTAGATTGGACTTTCAAGCCACCGATAAAAATATTGCCAATTGGTATTTTTGTGGTTCAGCGTTACAGCAAGTACAACGACTGCAGGAAGCGGGAAACGTTAAAGCCTTTATTGATGATGATACGTTGTTTGTCAAAGATGATAACCAAGCCTTAAAAGGGCGCTTGCGCATTCTTAGCATGAAATCAGGCATGGTAGGTATACCCAAAGCCACTGAAAAAGGGTTATCCGTTACCTACTTAATTGATGGCGCCTCAGAACTAGGAGGGATGCTACGACTTAAGAGTAAATTCAATTCTGCACTTAATGGCGACTATATCATTGAACAACTGAAATTCGATGTTGCTTCACATGATGATCCTTTCTTTTATCAGGCTACCTGTAAACGAGCATAATCATGAATAAACCCAATACAGATATTGCTAGCGAGGGTTCGCTGGCAGGTGCGCTCTCGTCTGCATTTCGTAACTTGATGATGAATACAGAGGACATGCTCCCTGCAACAGTGGTCAGTTATGACGATAAAACCAATCGTGCTGTTATCAAACCACTGGTGATGATGGTAACAACTGAAGGGGGAACAGTCGGGCGAGCACCATTGGCCAACATTCCCGTTTTTAGATTTGGGGGAGGTGGTTTCTTTATTCGCGCACCGATTAAGCCGGGTGATTTCGGTTGGATAAAAGCCAATGACCGTGATATTAGCCTGATATTTCAACGTGGAGGGCTTGAAGACCAACCTAATACCGCACGCCTCCATTCATTTAGTGATGCAATGTTTTTCCCCGACACCATCAAAGGATGGGTGATTGATGGAAAGAATATTGATGCCTTAGTCATTCAATCAATGGACGGTTCGGTTTGTTTTTCATTACATAAAGATAAAGCGGTTTTAGATGCGCCTAAATTCATTTCTAACGCACCAGAAAATGAGTTTAACGGTAACGTGACGGTAAATGGTAATCATGGCGTAAACGGTAACAGTGAATCAAACGGTGGCACGATGAAACATAACGGAAAAGATATCGGTTCTACGCATCAACACAGTGGTGTTGAGACCGGTCATGGAAATTCAGGAGCGCCTCTATGAGAACATTTTCAATCGATAAAAATAATGATCTCTTTATCGGCCCTGATGGAAACCTCCAATTCAGTGAAAAAGACGATGCGGTTAAAAACCTTTGTCAGCATTTTGCTAAAGCGGTTCGTGGTGAAATGTTACATAAAAAAGATAAAGGCATTCCGTTCTGGCCAACAACCTTTGGTCGCCAAGCTGATATCCCGATGTTTGAAACGGCATTTAGACAACGTATGAGCGAAATTGAAGAGGTGGTTGAAGTGACCCATTTTAGCGCCACAGTCGAGAACGGTGAATTGAAGTACCAAGCGACAATTCGCACGATATACGGAGGGTTTACATTGAATGGCTGATTATCGTTATATTAATAATAAAGGCGTTATTCTTCCCGACACGGCCACAATACGTGATGAAGTCGAAAGCGAGTTTCGTGCGGTGTTTGGTCAATCGATTAACCTTGCCCCTGAGACACCACAAGGGGCATTGGCGACGATGGAAGTTGAAAACCGTGATGCAATGGTGAGGAATAATGCCGAGTTAGCAAATCAAATCAATCCCGATATTGCTGGTGGTGTTTTTCTTGATGCAATATGGGCCCTAATGGGTGGCCAACGCATTAATGCCACTCGTTCTTATCTTTCCAGCGTTGAATTTAGTGGCGTACCCGGCACGATTATTCCCAAGGGCTCATTAGCATCCAGTGTTGCCGGTGCCATGTTCGAAACAGTTTCACCCTTGATTATTGATAATACTGGCAAAGCAACAGGGGATATGAGGGCGGTTGAATATGGCCCTGTTGAATGCGGTGCCGGCCAACTGAATTCTGTTGCTAGCTCAGTATTAGGTTGGGAGAAAGTCAATAACCCCACTCATGCGGTTGTTGGTCGTTATGCTGAATCTGATATCAAAGCAAGACGACGACGTAAGCAAACACTGGCTAAAAATACCGTCAGTGTCGCAGAAGCGATCACCTCTTCACTGTATGAATTAGAGGGCGTTAACTCGCTTTCTTTTCGCGAGAACTACACCGATTCGGTGCTCACTATTGATGAAATTTCTCTGTTGCCTCACAGCATTTACGTTTGTGTTGAAGGGGGCGACAGTAACGAAATTGCTAAATCATTGCTGAGAACTAAAACTATTGGATCGGCTTTTAATGGTGAGATTGAAATCGGTGTTGTAGAGCCGGTAAGTGGACAAGAATATAAAGTGAAATTTTCACGCCCTAAGGAGATCACCGTTTTTTGTCGAGTGACCGTTAAAAAATCAGCCGTTGATGCGCAAACTATTATCCCCAGCGCCATAGAACAATGGACGCGTGGAGATCTGGACGGCGATAACGGTTTGATTGTTGGACGTGAAGTATCGCCTTTTGAGATAGCTTCAGCGGTAAATACTGTTGAGCCTCGTCTGTTCGTGACTAAAGTTGAATTGTCACTGGACGGGAAAGTATGGAATGTTGCGTTAATTCCGATTGCCATTAATCAAATCGCACGCTTGCAACGGGGTGCTGTGCAAGTGGTGATTGTATGAACGTTCAACAATTTGAGTTCCATTCAGACCTATTAAAAGCGATCCTCTGGCAGTATGAAGATGCAGAGAATTTAAAGAAACTCGCCAGTTTTAAAGCCTCTCATTTTGAAAAGTCGATGGTGTTATTTTGGCAAAATTGGTACCGAGATGTGTTTAATATCGATACCGCGAATGACTTTGGGTTGTCGATTTGGTCACGCATTCTGGATGTACCGTTAGGTATTGATATTCCACCGAGCGATAAAAATAAAGTTGGGTTTGGTTTTGGCAAAAAGAAAGCCAATTTTCAATCTAACTTCCGACGTAATGCGGATTACACCTTGTCACTAACTGTTGATCAAAAACGCATGTTAGTACGAATGCGCTATTTTAATCTGACACAAAGCCCCACGGTCACCAATATTAACGAGTTTTTAAAACGTTTCTTTTGGCGTGATGACAGCAAAGTCTTTGTCCTTGATCCGCTGGATATGACTTACATGTATTACGTCTTTAACTTCAACCCTGACGAACGCCTACGTGTTCTTCTCGAAAATTTTGACTTAATGCCACGTCCTTCTGGCGTTGGCGTCAAATATCGCATTGTGACTAAAAAAGCCTTTGGCGTTGGTCAGCATCGTAAAAACTTCTTAGGCAGTAACTTCGGAGCATAATTCCTATGACAACTATTTTTAAAACCCCCTTTGCAACACAAGGGGATAAGGCTTCTATACCCGTAGAAATCCAACCAGACGGTTCTGTTTCCTATACACAAGGCTATGGTTACGATTATGAACGTGACCAAGTCACAGATCCTGCTGCTAAAGATATCGAACGTGAAAAAATGAACGGGATATTTCACGATATCACGGAAGCCATTGGTGAAATTCAGTTATTTGGTTTTCCAAAATGGGCTGAAGCCGGTCAGCCGTATGCAATACGCGCTATTGTCTATCATAAAAATAAAGTCTGGCAGTCTAAAGTTGAGAATAACAATATTGAGCCGGTTGCCGGCAATGCATGGGCAGAGTTAAAAGCCGATGTCACAGCAGGTGATGTAGGCGCTTATTCTAAAACAGAATCAGATCAACGTTTTCAACCGTTAGGCAATTACACACCATCCGGTTACAGCTATTCAAAGGCAGAAACCGACAACAAATATCAGCCAAAGGGTAATTATGCGCCTGCGGGGAACTATGCCAATAAAGGGGATAGTTACACCAAAACGGAAAGTGACGGCAGATATCAAGCGAAAGGGAGTTACCAGCCATCAGGCGATTATGCGACCAATACAGCACTAAACAGTGGGCTTAATAATAAATTTGATAAAGGTAATGTAGCTCAAAGTACGGGAACGTCAACGGTTCATGTGATGAGCCAGAAAGCTTCTACAGATGCTTTTCAACCTAAGGGAAATTATCAACCTAAAGGTAATTATGCATTAGCCGGTGCTTCATATACGAAGACGGAATCGGATGGTCGATATCAAGCTAAAGGGAGTTATGCAACGGCTGGAAGTAGCTATACAAAAGCAGAAAGTGACGGGCGCTATCAAGGCAAAGGAAATTACCAACCAGCGGGCAATTATGCGCTAGTAGGCGCATCGTATACTAAGGCAGAGTCTGACGGTAAATACCAACCGAAAGGTAGTTATGCGACAGCTGGAAGTAGCTATACAAAAGCAGAAAGTGACGGACGCTATCAAAGCAAAGGGAATTACCAACCATCGGGTTACAGTTATTCAAAAGCTGAAAGTGATGCGAGATACTCAAAATCAGGTTCGCAATCTTCATTTGTAAAAATTTGGAGTGGGGAGCAGATAAAAGGTAGCAAAAATATCATAGCTACAGAAAGCATTTTAGGGCGATTAGTATATGCACGATTATCGGGCAATGACGGCAATATGATTGGCGGGTGTTTTATGCCAAATCTGAAAAACACACCAATGTATCTGGGGTTTAATAACGAATACACTAGAGTGACTGTTCTATCTGATGATGGAAAGCAATTAAAAGTTGATTCTGGGTGGGGAATTACTGAAATTTGGTTATCACGATAAAAATGAGTGATTCATTTTAATAGAGACTATATCTTAATTTAAGGGGCGACAATTGTCGCCCCTTAAATTATTGCTGAAGTATTGATTCAAATTCCTTTATGAATAAATCATAATTCATAGTTTCTTTTGACCACTCTAATGAATTTTTACTTAATTGGTTATAATTATTTATAATATATTGAATAGCCGTGGCACATTCAATTGGATCAATCAATTTAGGTGATGAAAGGCGATCTTTTATAGGGTCGTATATTTCGTATGGAAAATTAACATTTAATCCTGTTGTTTTATAATATGTATCTGTTGACATATTAGGAATAATTCCCACACCACAATACTTATCTTTTATTGCTTCAGGTTGACCATCGATAACAGGAAATATGACAGGGATTCCATGGGATAATGCTTCTATACATGACAAACCAAAGGGTTCGGTAACGGGGGTACTTAAGTAAATGTCGATATTTGAATAAAACTTATCTACATCGGCTTGGTAACCAGAGAAAACAACACTATCTTTGATGCCAAGATTGATAACTAATGTTTCTAATTGTTCTTTTTGCTCGCCATCTCCAGCTATTACTAATTTTGCATTTATCCCATTTTTTAATAATTCATTTAAGGTAAGGACACTAATACCAATAGCCTTAGTTCCTACAATACGTGACGCTGTGCCTAATATAACTACATCTTTATTTTTGATTGTTTTTGCTAAATCAGAAACACGCATCGGTAATTTATTAACTACGGTTTTTATTCGACATTGAGGCGATAACCTTAGTTCCATCATTCTCTTTGATGCATTTGATGCAGCAATTATATAATCTAGCATATCAAAAAATTCTTTTGTTCTTTGATTACGCTCATAATGCCAAGAACTACCATGATCGTAATAGACTAACGTAGTATTCCTTGGTTTAAATGCTAATCTTGGAACAAGATCCCATATAATAGTTACATCAGCTTTACTTTTTTCTATTTTTCTACTTAAAAGATATTTTCTCATAAAGCCTAGAGATTTTATTTTTGAGCCTCCAATAAAGTTGGCAAATCTAATGTTAAATTTTAGTAAATCGTGTTTAATGTTTTTATTCACACTATTACTAGTACATAAAATCTCATTATCAAAAGAACTATTTTTTAAATACTTAATGAAAACTCGTTCAGTACCACCAACACCTTGTAAGTTGATTACATGTAGTACCTTCATAATTATTCCTTACTTATAGACAGATTAATTACTTTCAGAAAAATGAAACTTGTATATTATTACCTGTTTGATTCCTAATGCTTTTATTCTATTGTCAGCATTCAAGTGGTGTAGACTACCTAAATATCGGGAAAATACTAGTTATTTTGCGAAGTATCAGTATATCGAACAATCTGAAATATGATGAATTTATGGAAGATTAATTTCTATAAAAATATTGTTTCAACTTCTCAAATAAATCCCTAGCCACATCCTCCGTCATATAGGTTCTCATCGGTTCTCGTCTAATGTTCTTCATTTCAAATGTATTTTCATCAAACCTTGGATCAGAAAAGACAATGTCCATAAACAGATAACCATAAGGGTTGTCTACAGATAAACGAGCCTCTTCTAACGAGCAATATATTCCGCATTATTGATTTCAAGCTTAATCATGGTATCACCTATTTAACTGTGTTTTTATGCAGGAACCCATGAATCATCGAGCCAAATTTCTTCAATGATTTGGTTTATTTCTTTAGCATCATCATCATTTTTGGTACCGCTTACTATTAGTGATGTTGATGAACTTAAGGCCACTCTGACGTTTAAAAATCCGTATTTGTTTCCGACTTTTTGAATTATTCTCTCACGAAGGGCATCGCGTACTTTTTCAGAGGGTTTGTTGCTAGATTCTTTATCAAAGAGAATTTCAATACGAGGCAT